AAGATTGGCGCTAAGCCTGTCGAAACTGTTGCTCCTGTTGACCTTGGACAGCAGACCCAAGAGCGTTATCAGCTGATCGATGGCGTCCGCGCTTTGATCACTGGTGATTGGTCATCGCATGGCGCTGGTCTTTGCCGTGAGCTGAGCCAAGAAGTTCAGCGCAGCTCTGGCATTGCTGCCACAAGTGAGCGTTCCTTCTTTGTTCCTTTCTCTGCACTGTCACAACGCGCGACTTACGTCACGTCGTCTGCTGGCGCAGGTGGAAATCTTGTTGCAACCGATCTGCTGGCTGATGATTTCATCGAAGCTCTGCGGAACTCTTCACCTGTAGTTGGCCTGGGCGTTCGCACCCTGACCGGCTTGGTTGGTGATGTTGCAATCCCTCGTCGCTCTGGTGTTTCGAGCACCTATTACCTGTCTTCTGAGACAACCGCGATCACACAGTCGGAATCTACTTTCGACCAGATCACGATGAGCCCCAAGAACCTTGCGGCTCTTTCCAAGTACAGCCGTCAGACCTTGCTTCAGGGCACACCTGGCATTGAAGAGCTTGTACGCCGTGATTTGACTGACGGAATCAACAACGCTGTTGATGCTGCAGTGCTCAACGGCTCTGGCTCCTCTGGTCAGCCAACAGGCATCCGCAACACTTCTGGCATTGGATCCGTTGCGATGGGCACCAACGGTGGTGCATTGACCCTTGAAAAAGTGGTTGATCTGGAAACTGCCATCACCGAAGACAACGCCTTCGGTCCAAACATGGCTTACATCACCAACGGCAAGGTGATTGGCGGGTTGAAAAAGCTCCGCGCTGGTGGTTCAGCTGCTGGTGATGGTGCTTTCCTTTACAACTCGGATCTTTCCGCTATCGGTCGTGGCCCAACGCCTTTGACCCTTAACGGTTATCCCTTGGCAATGACTAACGCTGTTCCTTCTAACTTGACGAAGGGCACTAGCTCCAGCGTTTGTTCTGCCTTGGTTGCTGGTGACTTCAGCCAGGCCATGATTGGTTTCTACGGCAACGGCCTGGAAATCACAATTGGCACTGACTCTGATGACTTCAGCAAGGCACTAACTTCTGTCCGTGGCATCATCTCGTTTGATGTTGCGATCAGACAAAGTTCTGCTTTTGCTTCAATCGAAGACATCACCACCGCTTGATGATCACAGGGGCCGGCAACGGCCCCCTTTTTTTTTATGAAAGTCACTTGCACTAAAGCAGTCATGGCAAGCGGCCAAGTCCTTGAGGCTGGTCAGAGCTATGACTTAAGCAACGCAGACGGTGAATTGCTAATCCGCATGGGTAAAGCAATCAAAGCTGACGAAACGGCTGCAGAACCTAAGCCCAAAGCAAAACGCACTCGGAAACCTAAGGCTGATGGCGCTAGCTGATTTTTTATCAAACGATCTAGGGGTCTTCCTTAATGATCCTTTTGGCGTGTCTGCAACGTCAGGCTCTACAACCGCCAAAGTCTTGTTGGATCAGCCCAGCCAGGTTTTAGCTGGTGACATGGTTCTAAGCACTGATTATCAAATCACCGCCAAGGCTTCTGACTTTGGCACCCTTACAGCAGGCACCAGCATCACCGTCGATTCTGTTGCCTACACAGTGCGTGAGACACGCTTGATTGACGACGGGTTGCTTTGTGAAATCTCGCTGCAGAAGACATGACGACGCGTCGAGAAAACATCCTGGCTCGCATCAAAACAAATCTTGACGCGATTAGTGGGGCCACTATTTATCGCGTCAAAACAACACCTTTAGCGCGTGGGGAAGTCCCTGCCATTGTGCTTGAGCCTGTTTCTGATGATCCGTCTGAAGATTCATACGTCAAAACAATGTGGAGCCTGCGTGTCAGATGCTCAGTTTTTGTTCGCAACGACGCGCCAGGCAATACCGCTGATGCCTTTGTTGAGGAGGTTCACAGCAAAATCATGGCCGATCCCACTGTGAATGGTTACGCCTTAGACATTGATGCTGATACAACAAATTTCAGTTTCTTTGATGCCGACGTGCCGTTGGGTGTTGTCGCAATGGACTATCTTGTGAAATACCGCACAGATCGCGAGAATTTGACGGCAGCTTAATCATGTTCCCGCCGTAGCTTGACTTAAGCTGTAACAAGAAACCTATTTAGTTTGAGGCTCTGAACGATGGCAAAGCTAGCCCGCGTGAGGAGCGCGCTTGCAAAGATTGAATCTAGCTACGGAAGCGATCCAACTCCTACTGGCAGTGCTGACGCAATTCAACTGCGAAATCTTGAAATTCAGCCCGCTGAATCTGAGGTGCTTTCGCGTGATTTGATTCGCAGCTACCTGGGCAACAGCCCGCAGCTAATCGCGAACACTCGTGTAATTGTTTCGTTTGAGGTTGAATATTCAGGGAGCGGCGCGGCTGGCACTGCTCCTAAATATGACCCAATCTTGCGAGCTTGTGGGATGAACCCCACAACAGTTGCGTCCACTTCTGTGACTTATGTTCCGCGTTCAACTGGGTTTGAGTCTTGCACGATCCACTACGACACTGACGGGCTCCGTCACATCGTTACTGGTTGCCGAGGGACTTATTCAATCAGCCTGAACGCAAATCAGATTCCTGTTTTTAACTTCACTCTTACTGGTCAATACAACGCACCGACTGATACTGCTTCGCCGACTCTGACGTTCAGCAATCAGGCTGATCCTGAGATTTTCAACGACACCAACACGGTTGGATTTACGTTGTACTCAGCCACCAACCTGGCTTTGCAGTCTGCAGAGATTGATTTGGGCAACGAAGTGATCTATCGCGAACTGGTTAACTCAACTAAAGAAGTGCAAATTACCAACCGTGCAGCGACTGCAAACTTTGTGATTGAGGCCCCTACTCTTTCCACTAAGGACTTCTTTGCACTGTCCGTTGCAGGGACATCAGGCAACCTCAGTATTCAGCACGGTGATACTGCGGGCAACATCATCACGCTGACTTCACCAACAAGCGGTTTGTCACTTGGCAATCCCTCTTATTCTGAAGATCAAGGCATTGTGATGTTGAATCTTCCAACTACACTTGTGCCTAGCTCGTCTGGCAACGATGAGCTGTCATTAGTCTTTACCTGATTTGTATGCCTTTCGTTCTCAAAAAGAAAGACTCAACGCATAAATGGCCTGTTACCGTCAGCATCCCTGTTGACGGTGGCAAGTTCCGCAAAGAGTCTTTCACAATCGAGTTCGTGAAGATTGGCCGTTCTCGTTTTAACGAGTTGGCTGATCAAGATGAAATGACTCTTGTACTTTCTATTGTCAAGGGTTGGGAAGGCGTTACTGATGAAGAGGGCGATGATGTGCCCTACACAGATGAGACAGCTGCAGAATTGTTTGATGACCCTTTTGTTCTAAGGGCTGTCATCAATGCTTACGCTGACTTTTTTCAAGGGGCTCAATCAAAAAACTAGAAGGGGCCGCTGAGCATTGGTGCGAAAGTGCCGGTGCTTTCGAGCAAAGCGCCAAAGAGTTGATGGATCAAGGCATGGACCCTGGAGAAATCAACGCTATGCGCAAGGCCCAGAAAGTTGCTGAGTTTGAGGTTTGGGAAGAGAATTGGGACGCTATCAGCGTGTTTTCACGTTGCCAGACTCAATGGCGAGTTTCTATGTCTGGTCTTGTCGGGCTCGACTATACAGTCGTGGCTTGGATGCTTAAACTGTTTGAAGTAAAGGATCATCGTGCTGTGCTTGAGCAAATTCAAGTCATCGAAGCGATAGTTCTAAAAACCTTCAGAAGCCAAGGCTGAAACACTTATGGATGCCCTGCTCCGCTTAAAAGCTTCTGTTTCAGGCGAGAACGACATCAAGCGCCTTGGCAATTCAATGCAAGGCGTGCAGGGCAAGGTTAAAAACCTTCAGGGCAGTGTTGGCCGCTTAGGTGGTGCGTTCAAGGCGTTATTTGCGGCAGCGGCTGTTGGCGGGTTTGTGCGCGTTTTAAAGGGAGCAATAGATACGGCTGATTCGTTTCAAAAGCTTGAGGTAAGGACAGGGATCGCAGCAGAAAAACTTATGGCATACGTTGAGGCGGGCAAGCTCGCTGACGTATCTCAGAAACAGCTTGAAGTTGGCTTAAAGACTCTTGCTAGGACACAGGTTGAGGCAGCAGATGGGGTTAAAACCTATGCCGACACTTATGCCAAGCTCGGTATCGACGTAAAAAAAGTAAACGGCGATTTAAAGCCAACGGATCAGCTGTTAGGTGAGATTGCAGATCGGTTTGCTGATTTACCTGACGGGCCTGAGAAAGCTGCGGCTGCCTTGGATCTATTCGGCAAGTCTGGCGTTGACATGATCACGATGTTGAACGGGGGCAGTGCGGCGTTAGAGGAATTTAATTTTGGACTGAGCGGAGAATTCGCTCAAAACGCGGCTTTTTATAACGACGAAGT